ATTGGCGGTGTCGAAGAATCTTGGGATGAGCCGGCATCTGCTTATGACGCGCAATATCCACACAACAGAGTTATTTCATCAGTTAATCATACTATTGAGCTTGATGATACTCCTGGTTCTGAAAGAATTATGATTCATCACGTATCTGGATCGTTTATCCAAATAGATTCACGGGGTACTACAACTACTAAATCTGTTTCAGACAAGTATGATATTATGGACAGAAAACAACACGTAGTAATTGGTGGCATGAGTACAGTAACTATTTTAGGTAATAGCTATGTGTATGTTAAAGGAAATAAAGTAGAAGAAATCGAAGGTGATTTACAAACATTAGTACACGGTAATCATTTGTTATCTGTCGGCGGTCAATCAACTATTAACGCAAGTGATCAGGTACAAGTTCGTGGTGCTGATGTTAAGGTTGAAGCTAACGTTGGTACTATGTCTATTAAGGCTGGTAAAGAATTACAAGTTGAATCCGGCGTAGGTGCGTACTTTAAGTCTAAAAAAGTTTGGATGCAGGCAACAGACACATTAAATATCAAAGGCTTGAGTACATTTGTAATGGGTGATGAAGAGCTCGATATAAAATCTCCTGTAATGCGGATTCAAGGCGAGGATAACCTTGATTTAAGATCAGGGCTGTTAAAAGTAACATCAGATGGTAAACTTTCTTTAGTTTCTGGTTCAAAGGTTGCTATTGATGCAATAGTAAGTATGGCAAACGGTGAAGCAGATTCTGCTGCTTCAGCTGTTGGCGCAGAAGGTGCTATCGGGGCTGCTGCAGTAGAAGCACCAGAACCTGTTGCTAAATCAACATCTGTTGTATCACCTGTTATTCCTGGATCAAGAGGAAGCTCTGGCGTTTCATCTAGTGATCACGGTGGCGAAGGCGGTGGTAGTGGTTCGGGTGGCGGTAATCTTGGTTCTGTAAGCGCCGTAATTCAAACAGCAGCAACACCCTTACTAGACTTTATTGGTAATAAAGAATCAGAAGGCTATGACGATATATCTGGATTAGTTAAAAGATCTAAATATCCTCTTAAAGCTTTAACACAGATGACTATCCAGGAAGTTCTTGATTGGCAAGAAAGCATTGATGCTACTCAACTTTCAGAAGCTTCTGGTAGATATCAAATCATGGAAGATACTCTCCGCGGTTATAACAATGATAAATCAACAGGCCCAGGCAATCCTTTATACGCAAGAGCTGGATTAAGTGGTGGTGACATGTTTAATCCTGTTAACCAAGATAAAATGGCAATTGTTCTTCTTGAGGGAAGAGGGTTAAGTAGATTCATACGCGATGAGATTACAAGAGAACAATTCGCAAATAATCTTGCTGCTGAATGGGCTTCCTTACCACTCGTAACTGGACCAAATACTGGCAGAAGTAAATACGCCGGCGATACCGCAGGTAATAAATCTTTAACTACTGTTCAGGCGTTTTTGAGTGTTATTGATGCAGTTAAAAGTAATACTGATGATCCGGATTTCTTTGATCCAAGAGGAGGAGCATAATGTCGTGTACATGTAAACCAGGAAAAGCTCTGTGTAGAAGCTGTTTAAACCAAACATCAACACCTTATGTTGGAAATGCTGTTGGTAATGACGGTAATTACACAACTCACCAGATTGACGTGTTTCAAAAACAATTTGAAAAGACTATTGCGGCTGACGTTATATCAAATCCGTTAACTGCCGCGGTCAGTAAATACGGTCGCGAAAGTTTTTATAATGCAGTAGAAAAGATTAACACTGATTTCTTGAAACGAGATTACATTGTTAGTATATTGCCTGATTACGATATTCTTAATTTGAGAGTTGCGCGTGGTCCTATAACACCATTAGAATTTGCTTCGTTTATTAAAAATAGCAATTACACTCCTTCTAATGCTATCATATCCTCTAATGCAAAAGGTGCAAGATTTTGTAATGAGTTAAATGATTATTATAACGGCGATTTTTCTGATAGTGTTATGGGCGGTTTCTGTGGTTTATTTGGTAGCATCTTTGGAGCGTACAACGCTTTCTTTGATCTCGTAGATTCTGTTGGAGGTCTTATAGATGACGTTCAAGCGCTTATTACAAAAATTAAAAATATCGAAAATCCTGTTAAAGCTATATTTGAAGCTATTAAAGTAAAAGCATTGCTTGAAGCTATTAAAGCAAAGATTGAAGAAACAATTAAAAAGACTATTGAAGCAACCTGTAGAGCAATTTCTAACTTTAATGTAGAAGCAATCACTGGTCCACTTAATACGCCAGTTAAAATTAAAATTGCTGAAAAAACCGAAGAAAAGAAATCTGCGCTTCAAGAATTTTGCGGTGAAGATAACCTTGAAAGAATTTTAGAAAAAATAAGACAGTTAATTAGTTACGCGAGCAATTTGTTTGAAAATCCTTCGCTAGAAGAAATTATGTTTTTGATCGCACGCATATGTGCTTTGGCGACTGGTGTAGAAGGTCTTATCAAAGGTTTAAAAGATCCACTTGATGATTTTGCTAACAGATATGACGAAGTATTTAACACAATAAGTAATGCTTCTAACAGAGTAACAGGCGAAGCTATTAGAGCTGGTGCTTTTAGACTTGCAGAACCACAGCGGCAAGAACAGATAAATAATGCTAGAGGGCCGTGGACGGCTGCAGGAAACATAGCACCAACGACATCGGAAGAGGTTAAAGGTTTACCAAAGTGGGAAGCACTGAAAGCTGGTACTGATGCAAGATTAAAAATACAAGGTAGATGGGTTACACGTATGGTGCCCGCCAGCGAGGGTTGGACAGAGATGCCAGTGAATATGAGAGTTATGGTTATGCGGTTGCAAATAGCAGCCAAAGAAGCTGGAATTGCAAATCATTTGATTTTAAACAGTGGTTATAGAAACCCAGTATATAATGAAGCAGTCGATGGTGCTAAAGCATCTCAACATCTATCTGGATCAGCAGCAGATTTAACGTGGAACGGGTTTAGGGGAAGAAGTAGTGAATTAGACGAATTCGTTAGTCTTGCTCGTACTATTGGCTTTACAGGGATCGGATATTATAACGGGTTTGTTCACGTAGATGTTGGTCGAGAAAGATACTGGGATAAGAGGACGTAAGAATGGTAGCTACGGTATATACACCTAGAACAAAAAAGATTAATCTTTATCAAGATTTTAAAAAGGATCTTGAAAAAAGCCCTATTTCTAACGACTTAACTGTTTGGAAAGATGAAGATTCTGTTAAAGAGTCTATTAAGAATCTTATCCTTACCAACCGCGGTGAAAGGTTGATGCAGCCCAACTTGGGTGGTGATATTGAGGCAATGCTGTTTGAAAACATTACCCCAGCAACTATCATTGTTATTAAAAACCAAATAACAAATACTATAGAATTGCACGAACCAAGAGCAGAACTTATTGAGGTTATAGTAAGTTCAAATATAGATGATAACACAGTAAAAGTTAGTATACAGTTTTATATCACAAACGTACAACAGCCGATTACACTAGATGTATTCTTAGAGAGGACACGATAATGGCTAAATTAAATATTTCAGAATTAGACTTTGAGTCTATTAAGGCTCAGTTTAAATCATATCTGAATAGCCAAACCCAATTCAAAGACTATAACTTTGAAGGTTCAAATATGAGTGTGTTCCTAGATGTTTTAGCGTATAACACATACCAAAATAACTTCTATGCTAACATGGCAGTCAACGAAATGTTCTTAGATTCTGCTGTGTTGAAAAACTCAGTTATGTCTCACGCAAAAGAACTCAACTATCTTCCGCGCTCAAGAAGATCTGCGAGAGCACTCGTAACAGTTACTATTAAAGATGCTAAAATCAGTGGACAGACCGTTGCTATTCCGGCGTATTCAGATTTTACTACTACATATCAAGGTAGTTCTTATAACTTTGTAAACTCTAAAACTTACGTTGCTCGTAAAACAGAACCAGGTGTATTTGTTGCAGAAAATGTTGAAATTTTCGAAGGACAAATGTTATCAAGCTTTGAACGTGAAGGTTACTTTATTGGTGATGACGGCGTTTTAAGAGTTATCCTTACTAACGAAAACGCAGACACTGATTCAATTGCAGTATTCATTGACGCAGAAGCTACTGAAGATGAAAACCAATTTATTCGTAAGAATGACCTATTTGGTGTTGGAGCTACTGATAAGGTGTTTTACGTTGAACCGTATTATGATGGACGCTATACAGTGTACTTTGGTAATAACGTGTTTGGATTACAACCAGAAGCATTTGAAGATATTCGCGTAAGATATAGAATTGCGTCTGGTGATGAAGCGAACGGTGCGTTTTCCTTTGGGTTAACTCCAACCTTAGCTACTTCAACTATTACAGTAGAAACTATTGAAGCTGCTGCCGGTGGTGCTGAAAGAGAATCATTAGAAAATATTAGATACTTTGCTCCAAAGTCTTTACAAATACAAGAAAGAGCAATTACAACAAGCGATTACCAAGTTCTATTACAACAGAACTTCCCAGAAATTGCTGCGGTTTCAGCGTACGGTGGTGAAGAATTAGATCCACCTCAGTATGGTAAAGTTGCTATTTCTGTTTATCTTGGCGAAGGTCGAGAAGGTTTGTCGTCAGTTCTTTCTTCAGCGTATATTGCATTTTTAAAATCTAAAAGTCCACTTGGTATCGAACCAATGTTCATAGATTCTCAATTTATGTATGGTTGTGTAAACGCTAATATCTCTTACGATCCTAAGATTACTAAGAAATCATCGGGCCAATTAGAATCTGAAATACGCACAGTTATTACTAATTATAATACGACATATCTAGATAATTTTGATACAACACTAAGACTATCTAAACTATCTTCGTTAGTTGACGCTACAAGTACTGCAGTGTTGAGTAATGAAATATCAGTATGTCCTTACATTGTATATTCACCAGCGTTAAATGTATCAGTATCGCCATCGTTTAAATTCTATGCTAAGTTAGTTAAGCCTTATCCGTTTAAAGATTCTAACGGATTTGTTGATTATAAACCAGCTGTAGTGAGTGGTGTATTCCAGTTTAATAACGTTGATTCTTATCTGCAAGATGATGGCCTTGGCAATATACAGGTTGTTACTTCAGATCTTGTTAACCCGCAGATTGTTAAACCAATCGCAGGTACTGTTAACTATGAAACTGGCGAAGTCAATCTTATCGGATTCCAAACTGAAGGATACGCGGGCGCAGGAATTAGAATAATGGCAACAACAGCTAATGATGATATTAAATCACCGGCAGGAAGAATATTCATTATTCAAGATGCCGATGTAACTATCAATATGGTAGAGGTTAAGTAAATGGCTGATAATACCGTCAACTTAGTAGAAAAAAATATAGCGTTTAGTATAGCGCAACAGTTCCCTGCTTATTATAAAGAGCACGGTGCTGAACTAGTTGCAATGGTAGAACATTATTACAAATTTGTAGAATCAGAACCTAATATGGGTGTTTATAATACTCGTAGAATGTTTGAATACCGCGATATTGCAACTACACTTTCTGAAATGGTAATATATTTTCAAAAGAAATATATGAATGGATTGCCAGGAATAGAAGACGATAAAACAACTAAATTTGTTATACGTAACATCATGGATTTGTATCGACGCAAAGGTACAGAAGCTGGTTTAACTTTATTCTTTAGAATGTTCTTTGAAGCAGATGTACAAATAAGTTACCCTGCTAAACATATGCTTAAGCCTTCTGATTCAGTATGGCAGACCGGTGTATATTTACAAATGTATCCAAACAATAATAACTTTTCTTCAGCTGCAGGTGTTGCGTATGAATATAAAGATTTATTAAGCCGTAACATATATGGATCTATTTCCAAAGCAAAGGCTATTGTAGATAAAATTAACTTTGTGTATTTAAATGGAACATTAACTCCTATTATATACATTTCAGATCCAAAAGGTAAGTTCCAAAGATACGATGATATTATATCACGAATTGCTGGCGAAGATGTATCCTTTGGTAGATTAAATGGTTCTGCAGATTCTTTAGAAATAGATTTAGATTGGGGTGGAACCACCGGAAACAACATCGGTGACGTACTTGATATTACAAGTAAATATGGTAAAGGCGGCAAAGCTGTTGTTACAGAATTGCAAGCTCAATTTACTGGAACCGTAAAATATAATATAGACGATGGTGGATTTGGCTATACAATTCCTAACACTAAATTGCTTGCTTCAAACCAAGTTATTGTCTTAGCGAATGAAGATTTTAGATTTGAAGTATTAGAAGTATTAGAAGATACTGCTGGTAATTCAGGTACAGTGATTGGTCAAAACTCGGTTGCAGTTGGTGTTAAAATGGAGCCGGGCAATTCGTTTGATGTTAGCAGAGATATTTCTACAATTAGCCGTACTGTAAACTTTACGCTTACTGAGTTTAACGCAGTTACTGATGTTGGTGATATATTCACTATCTCAGCACTAAACGATAGTTCACCTGGAGCGTTATACGCGAACACGGGTGTTTTAACTGATGTTAAAGTAGAAGAATTAGATAACATCGAATCAGTTACTCTCATTACTGACATCATTGGAAACTTTCTAAACGTACCATTAAACTCTGCAGATTATAATGCTTCTCCGCCAGCGTCACTTCCTATGTCAGGAACGGTAAGTCCAGTCGTTTTAGCAACTGCTTTAGAAGATGCTTTTGACTTAACCCCGTTTGACATTGGTACTATTAAATCGTTTGAAAACGTTAACCCAGGTTCTGATTACGTCAACGATACGTTTAGTATCGCGGTAGACGAGCAAATGGTTGCGTTTGAAAGATTTGAACAAGTTATATTAGTTGATAACTATAGTGCTTCTTTCTCAGTTGGTGACACTATCAATCAACCATTGACAGGAACTACTGGATTAATAACCGGAATTAACGGTGACCTAGGCGCACTATATGTATTGCCATACAGTTATTACGGATTTAAAACCGGCGCAAGTGATTTCTTTAATCATAAAGGTAACGCGTATGATGTACTTGCAGTAGAAAGAAATTACACAACCAAAAGATTTGGCGAAAACGCTATTATCAGAAACGAGACTTTATTCTCACAAGGCAGAATAGCCGCTGCTGAAATTAGAAACTCTGGCTTTGGATATGTTGATAACGAAATCGTTAAATTAACTAATGCGGATGGAATAAACCAAGCGCAGGCAACTCTTCGTGCAAACTCACAGGGTATTACTTCAGGATTCTGGGGTAGCCAAAGTTCTCACATTAACGGATACTGGACAAACCCAGATAGTAATGTGTTTGAATACTATGATGGAAAAATGAAAATTCAAGACAGTGATTTCTATCAAGAATATTCGTATGTAATCAAATCAACTATTGATATTAGCAAGTATGAAAGTGTTGTAAAAGATACAATGCACCTTGCTGGATCTAAAATGTTTGGGAATTTTGTTTACGATCGTCTTACAGGTCCTAAAGTAACTTCTAGATTCAGACTAAGCAGAAAAGATGATTACATATCAGGCGGATCACCTATTGTTGGGCCTAATCAAGAAATAGGCGATAGAACAGTACGGGCTGATAATCTCGTATTCACAGTAGATGATACAATTACTTTCACAGTCGACAACGGCTAAAGTTAAATAAATAAGATATAAACTAATAGGAGTAGACATGGCTAAGTTAATCATTAACATCGGCACAGAAGCTAATGACGGAACCGGTGACCCAATACGTTCTGCCATGGTTAAAGCAAACTCAAACTTTACTGAAGTCTATGACTTAATAGATGATATTACAATACCGTCTGTCCCAACAGATCTAACCGATCTTGGAATTGCAGACGGTACAGATGGTCAAGTACTTACAACAGATGGCGATGGTGCGTTTACATTTACTACAGTTGCTTCAGGTTCAGGCGGTGATTATGATGACGCAGATGCTATTGCAGCAGTTGTTGGTGCTGATCTTGACATGGGCGGAAATAAAGTACTGTTTTCTAACGTATACGACGCAGTAGAAGATTTACCATCTGCAAGTTCATATCACGGATTGTTTGCTCACGTACACGGCACAGGTGCTGCATATTTTGCGCACGCTGGTGCTTGGGTTGAGCTCCAAAATGCAGGCGGCGGCGGTTCATTACCTTCAAGGACATCACCGAGCGGTTCAACTGCTTCTTTAGCAGACGATGCAAGTGGCGATCTTGATCTAACTGGGTTTAAAACATATTCATTATTAACAATTACTACAGACAGGGCTGCTTGGGTTAGGATTTATGCTAACGTCGCTACACGTACTGCAGATAATTCACGCGGTGAGGGTACTGATCCTGCTCCAGATGCTGGCGTTATTGCAGAAGTAATTACTGCAGGCGCTGAAACAGTTATAGTATCTCCCGGCGTTATCGGGTTTAATCTTGAATCGACACCAACAACATCTATCCCATGCCGAGTTACTAATAAATCTGGAGCAACAAGCGCAGTAATTGTAACACTTAATCTTCTGCAATTAGAGGCTTAACAAATGCTCAACGAATGGATTGTTACACTTCACAGAAAAGAAGATCTTGAAAGTTTTTATGAAGACATGGAAACTCCTGGAGGTAATCTATTCATTCCAGATAGATCTGTCGAAGTTGCGAATAGAAGATTAATTAGTCGCAACACACATTATATGTTAACAGACGATGAAGTAGAGTTAATAAAGTCAGATGATAGAGTAATGGGCGCTGATTCAGTAGCGCTTGTTGATCTTCTTACAAGACCACAGTATACAATTGCAAATGGCGATTTTGATAAAAGCTGGGGTAGTGATGCTTCAGATCTTAACTGGGGTTTGTTGAGAAATAGTGAAGAAACTAATAGGAGTAACTGGGGAGCAAACGGAACTTCTTTAGTATCGACTAACTTGACTATTACTGCCAGTGGAAAAAACGTTGATGTTATTATTGTTGATGGCCATATAAATCCAGCACATCCAGAAATGGCTGTTAACGCAGACGGTTCTGGTGGATCGAGAGTACAACAGTTTAATTGGTTTTCTTTAACTAACGCAGTATCCGGCGGTTCTAATGGAACATATACGTACGATCGCGCGGGTTCATACACAAATGTTGCTGATGAAGATGATAATAACCATGGCTGCCACGTTGCTGGAACCGTTGCTGGAAACACTCAGGGGTGGGCCAGGGATGCTAATGTTTACAATATAAGTCCATACGGCAGTAACCCCAGTTCACTCTCTAGCAGCCTTATGTGGGACTACATGCGTGCCTGGCATGCAACTAAGGCTATTAATCCCGAGACCGGAAGACGTAATCCAACTATCACGAACAACAGTTATGGGTCATCTCTCACAATTGGTGAAAACGGTATTGCTAATGTAACTGCAATAAACTATCGTGGTGTTCTTTTTGATCCAGGTCGTGATTTAACACAAGCAGAATTACAAGCCCGAGGATGCTATGCTCCCTCTTCTAATGTTCAAATGAGTATTCCATATAGCTTTACTTCTCGTAACGCTGATATGCAGGATGCGATAGATGATGGAATTATTATCGTTGCGTCAGCTGGTAACGATTCATGGAAGACGGTAAACAGTTCAGATCAAGATTATAATAACTTTTATAATATTGGCACATCTACATTTAATTATTGGCTTAATAGAGGTACGGGTTCTGGAGCTGGCTACGCACCTATCATTAACGTAGGCGCTACATCAAACGATACACAAGAAGATAAAGCTCCGTTCTCAAACTGTGGCAGTCAAGTAGATATTTTTGCTGCAGGTGAAGCAATACAAAGCAGCTTACACAGCGGCGGTCTTGGTGACGCAAGAAACGGGTCGTATCAGCTTGGTAAATATCAAGGGACAAGTATGTCCGGACCTCAGGTTGCGGGTGTTGTTGCTATATTAGCAGAATCTTGGCCAAACATTACTCAAACCGAAGCACACGCTTGGTTGATAAATAAAGCATCTACAGATCAAATGCAAGACACTGGAACAGACGATCCTATGGATACAAACAGCTTACAAGGTGCAGCTAATCGTTATTTAAGATGGATTAATCAGCGACCAACTGTAGGCGGTACTTTTCCAGTAAGAAACTTTAAAACAAGACCAACATCCGGAATTACTTATCCTCGCTCTAGAATTCGTAGAAGAGGCTAGAATTGTTTATAAATATTAAAAAAGCTAAGGTTAAGTGAAATGGCAGATATACTAACTACAAAATTAAAAAACGACGTAACGCGAATGTTCTATCAGGATATTCTGGATAACGAGTTTTTCTTTGCGGTTTCTTCAACCGTTATCGGTGAATTGAACCGTGTGCAGAGCGTGAACGCTGTGTATAGTAAAAACGAATTCCAAGAGAATATAGTTTTTGGTAAAAGAGTATTTGAAGACGACGTTAAGTTTATGATAAAGTATTACCCTTGGCAAAAAGATGCTGTATATACACAATACGATTCTACTGTTGATTTAGAATCAGCAAACTTTTATTCTGTAGTTGGGCCGAACAATAACGACTCTGGCGATTATAGAGTTTATAAATGTTTATCTAATAACAACGGTGCAGATTCTACAACTCCACCAAACTATAACCCAGAAACTACAGCACAGATTTATAGAATGCCAGACGGATATGTTTGGAAGTTTATGTATTATCTGACTGAACAACAGTTTGAAGCATATAACGCATCTGGATTTATTCCATTAGTTGGAACGTTTGATATTAATCCGGATCCTAACGCTGATGCAAATAACATTGTTACTGGTTCTGAAATAAGCGATATATTCGTAGAGAATTTTATTGATAACGCAGGTTATCCTTATTTGGAAAGTGGAATAGTTGCTGGACCTCCTGGTAATGACTTTACTATACTTTTAAGATCTAACGAGTTAAGTGAGATTCAAAACTATTATTCTGGTATGACTATCACACTAAATACGCCAAACAACGTTGCTTACACATATGTTATTGATACTTATACTTGGGATGGTGCGGCTGATAGAGGAACTATTAAAGTAATCGGCGATCCTAAAAATGATGGAGTAATTATTAACTCTACGTTTAAGATCTTACCAACAATTAAAGTTGAAGGCGATGGCATAGGTGCTGTTGCTATTCCAAGAATTGTAGATGGTAGAATTACTAACATTGAGCTTATTGGTGATAGTGGCGAAGGTAAAAACTATAATAATGTTACCGCAACAGTAATAGATCCTCCTTTTGATTTTGATCCAGACGATGCTAATTCTATTGATGTGAGAGCAGTGTTAAGACCTGTTATTTCTCCATTCGGCGGCCACAACTTTAATCTAATTGACGAGATGTACTGCCGTCATATTTTACTTTATTCTTATATTACTGAAACTGATAATAATAAAATCGGTGCAACAAACTCATATTCAGCAGTTGGTATTTTAAAGAATCCAACGTTTATTCCAGATCCTGAAACAGCAAATACTGCTTCGCCTGATGTGTTTGATAACCGCGTACAAGTTATTACTGATGATTATGGAAAACTTATTGTAGATGGAATTGTAACGCAAAAAGATATTAACAGCAATACAACGTTCAGCGGACGAGTACACGAAATTGATGACGTAGCTAATACTGTTTACTTATGTAGCTATATGGGTCCGCATATAAATACTGCTAACAACGACATATCATTGGATTACACGCAAGATCTTATCAATTCTACTGGTCAGAGAATACAGATAAATATACCTGTAGCCAATAATGTTATTGAATCACGATACACTCAACGATCTGGTACCGTATACTTTATGGAAGACTTCTTTCCTTTAACAAGAGAGACAAGTTCACGCGAAGAATATAAATTGGTCTTGGAATTTTAAGGAACTCAAATAGATGCCTATTAACACAAATTTAAATATTGCACCATATTTTGATGACTTTGACGTCGAAAAACAGTTCTATAAGATTCTGTTTAAGCCAGCTTATGCCGTTCAAGCGCGCGAGCTGACACAACTTCAAACGATTCTACAAAACCAAGTTGAACAATTCGGTGATAATATCTACCAAGAAGGTAGTATTATTAAGGGTTGCAACTTTACCGATCTCAACGGATTGCAATTCGTAAAGCTCACTGATAAAACCGGGTTTGACGTAGAGCAATACGTATCTGGTCCAAGCACAGCTATTATTGGTGGCATCTTAACAGATATTGACGTCGTATATGAAGTTCAAAACGCGGCAGGCTTGAAAGCAAACATCATTGCTGCAGCTCGCGGTTTTGAAACACGTCCGCCTAATCTTAATACATTTTTTATTAACTACCTAAACACTTCTGGTGCTGTTAAAGCATTCGTCAGTGGTGAAGATTTAACAATAACTAAATACGTGTATAACGGCTCTGTTCTTGTATCAGCACTTCAAGATGGTGGAGCTGGAGCAGACGCTGCTATTTGGCAGATCAACGTTACAGATACTGCTGGTTTAAACTGTGTTGGACAATCGTTTGGTATTAGAGCATCTGCGGGTGTTGTATTCCAAAAAGGTCATTTCTTATTTACAGAAGATCAAACACTAGTTGTTTCTAAATACAACAACGTTCCAAATGATCTATCTGTTGGTTACGAAGTTACTGAAAGTTTAGTTAGTTCTTTACAAGATAATAGTCTATATGATAATGCAAACGGATCACAGAACGAAAATGCTCCTGGTGCTGATAGGCTTAGAATGGTTCCAACTCTTGTAGTTAAAGATACTGCAATCTCTGATGTTGATTCCGGGTTCTTTACGCTTATTCGCTACCAAAACGGTTCAGCAGTTAGTTTGCGCGACGTTTCACAGTTTAATGCTATTGCTGATGAGCTTGCTAAAAGAACATATGAAGAATCAGGCAACTACATTTTAGATAGCTTTAAAGTTGATATGGATCGCCGAGGTACAGAATTAACTGCACTTGTCGGTAAAGGCACAGCGTATGTTAAAGGTTATCGTGTAGAAAACAGTGGCAAAATGTCATTTACTATAGACCAAATTTCTGATACTGCTGTACAACAAAATCAAGCGACATCTGTTGACTATGGTTCTTATTTAGATATAGTAGATATTAGTGGTACAGTAGACATTAATTACGGTACAGTAGATCTGCAAAATACAGTGAGCGGTAAAATCGGCGAAGCTTACGTTAGAAACATTACACCAACTAAGATTTATTTGTTTGGTGTTAAAATGGTTGGAAGCAACTCGTTTGACGAGGTTGTTCGTGTTGTTGGTACTTCTGGTGTGATTACAGTAGCGGCAAACGCAAAAGTTAAAAGCATCAAAAATTCTCCATTAGTTTTCGAAATAGGTACTCCTTACGTTAAGCAGCTTACCGATATTATTGTTCCAGTTAGGTCTCATTCTTCAGTTACTGTTACAAGTAACGTTATTGAGCTTACTGCAGGTATCGATGAAGACTTTGGTTTAGACCAAAATGATATTATTTTTGTTGATACTTCAAACACAGTTATTCCGGTTGTATCTGTAGCAAAATCTTTAAACAACACATTATTAACTCTCACGCTTCAATCAGGCTCTACAGGCGGCGGTGAAGTGTATTATAATAAGCGTATGACTAATGCAGATTCTCATAATAAAGCTGCCGTGCAACCATATGTTAAAGTAAATTATTCTACAGCTACTACTAAGTACAGCTTAGGTTTCCCTGATGTTCACAAGCTTATTAGTGTTAATACAGGCCCTGGTGGAACAGATTTTACTAGCAGTTTTAAGCTTAATACAAACCAGACAGATCACTTCTATGATATCTCGTACATGGAATACATCCCAGGTCGTCCACAGCCACAAAACGGTCAACAATTAGTTGTACAGGTTGGAGTGTTTGAAATCAATACTTCTACTGGCGATTACTTCTTCACAATTAATAGTTATCCAATTGATGATGCAACCACAGTGTTGCCCGGCGGGTTTATTAGATCTTCTGATCTTGAAACTTACACTGGATCAAACGGGGCGCGTTATAGTTTAAGAAATTGCTTTGACTTTAGACCTTATGTTGATAAAGATCCACTTGTTGATTATACTGATGTTAGTATAGGAGCTGCAGGAGTTATTACAGCAGCCGTTGGTTCTTATAACAAAACATTCAGCGGCAACTATGCAGTTCCTGCATTAGCATCTACTATTACTTCTGACGTTGAAAATTACTTGTCACGCGTTGATGTTATCGCTTTTGACTCTTTTGGTGATGCCAAGCTTATTAAAGGTGAAGAAGATCAGAATCCGATTACACCAAAAGTAAGTCCAGACCAGCTAGTTGTTTCGGAAATTTATATCCCAGGATATCCTGCGTTATCTCAAGCTGAAGCGTCTGCACAAGGTAGATTCTCTTGCGCAGTTCAACTGAAAGCTGTTGGTACTACAAACTATACAATGCGAGATATTGAAAAGATCGAAAAAAGAATTAAAGGTCTTGAATATTATGTCAGCTTAAATCAATTAGAGCAAAGTTCAGAAAATCTATTAATATTGGATGAAAACGGGTTAACAAGATTTAAGAATGGTTACATTGTTGATCCAATGAATGATGGACAAATTGCTAATACTGATGATCCAAACTACAGAGCTGCTATTCACTTTGATAAGCAAATTCTTACACCAGCACTTAATACATTCCCACTAGATTTAAAATATTCATCTAGCTCTAGCGCATCTATTTTCCCAAGTGTTAATGATGCTGAAATTGCAACACTAAGCAGAAATGCTAATATTAAATTAATGGGTCAACCATACGCAACAAACTTTAGAAACTGTGTATCTAACTTCTGGAAGTATGACGGCAATGTTCAAATATCTCCAAGCCATGATATGGCTCACGATACAATACAAAACCCAGTTCCATTAGAAATTGATTTAGTTTCAGTATTCCAAGACTTACAAGAAACTTGGCCGATGACTGGCACCACTGAATGGGGTGAGATTAGTGAAGGCGCAGGAGTCGAAAGCAGAAGCGGCGGAGGGTGGTTCAGAGGAACAACAGTAACCACAACATTCCCTAGAGAACAAGCTGGTACTATATCTTCGCTAGGAATAAACGATGGTGGTCTAAACCAAGTTGGTGATTTTGTTACTAACGTTGCATTCCAACCGTATATGAGATCACGCGATATCAAAGTGTTTATCTCTGGTTTGCGTCCTAGTACACAACATTATTTCTTCTTTGATGGTGTTGATGTAAATGCTCATGTCGCCCCAGGATCTCCAGTAGCTGATCGTGCACGTGCTGTTCAAAGCTTTGGTGCAAAAGCTGCTGTAGTGTCAACAGACGCTGATGGAATTCTAAGAGCAATATTTACTATCCCGCAGGGACAGTTCTTTGTTGGTGATAGAGTATTAACAGTAGTTGACGTTGACCAGTTCTCTGCAATTGGATCAGCTTCAACTTCTATTGGCGAAATCGCATATCACGCTTACAATATTGCGCAAAGCAAAACCACGGTTTCTACAAGAATGCCAGAGTTTGGTATTGAAGAAACTACGACATCTAGAAACTTAGCTGCCCGTACCGCAACACGTCGCGAAGGTGGTTTCGATCCTCTAGCACAAACATTCTTCATTAAACAAGGCATGGGTCGTGGATCTAATACAGTGTTTATCTCTAAGGTAGATTTATACTTTAAAAGAAAGAGTGATATTAACGGTGCAACAGTTACTTTAAGAGAAGTTGTAAACGGTTATCCTTCTTCAATTATTCTGCCATTCTCCAAGTTGCACATAGCTGCTTCTGATGTTAGTGTTTCGGATGACGCAACATCAATAACAGAAATTAATTTTGATGCTCCAGTTAGAATGGATGTTGAAAAAGAATACGCAATTGTTGTACAGCCAGACGCTAACGATCCTAATTACTTAATCTTTACATCTAAGGTTGGTGGATTAGATCTTACTGCTGGATCTACACAAGGACAATCAGTTAATATGGACTGGGGCGACGGTGTTCTATTCACATCTACAAACAACAGAGCTTGGCAATCAGTACAAGACGAAGATATTAAGTTTACTCTTTATCGTCACGACTTTAATGCTGCAATTGGTTCAGTAACACTTACAAACGATGATCACGAATTCTTTACATTAAGTGATTGGGATGGAAGATTTACTGCTGGCGAATTTGTTTATAAGCAAATAGATGCTGGTTACACAGTAAGCATGGTTCAAGGAACTAATGTTCTTACTCAATCAGGTAATGACTTCTCAGCGGATTATGCAGTTGGTGATTATATTCGTGTAATCGCGTCTGGCGGAGTAAGTAACGGAACAGATATATTTAGAGTTGCAAGTGTTGATAGTGCAACACAAATAACTACCGACAAGCCATGTTCATTCAATGGAGCAAATGCTACGGGTCTTCCAATCGTTGCCGGTATAATTTCTCACTACAACAAGTACACTGCTTCAGAACTTCATCTAAAGCAAAGCTCGTCTGTATTGGCTAAGAGATTTGAAGCTGCTGATGTACTTACTGGATTTACTAGTGGAACCAATGGAACTATCGGAACAATTGATAATATCAATTTGAGTTATATCCAACCATTAATTCAGAAAGCAAACGATTCTGCAACAACAACTTCTATTAATGGTACATTTACTGATCCTGCTAATGTTATTAATACATATAATATGCCACTAAAGTTTGGTACTAGTAATCACTTTACTAATAAGGGTGTTGTTATTTACAGTAAATCAAATAACTTTATTAACCCAAAACCGTTTAGTATTAATGTTAATATGACTAACTCCTCTAATGCTACTTCAACTCCTATTGTTGATTTAGAATTGGCTACGTTGTTAGCATATCAATTTAAAGCTACTAATGATGCCGCTACTACTTCTAAGTATATCTCCAAGACTATTGAGTTAGCGGAAGACTTAGATGCAGAAGATATGAATTTGTTAGTTACGGGTTATAGACCAAACGGTACGGATATTAAAGTTTATATTAAACCACAACATATGCAAGACAGTGCAGCTTTTGATACAGTTGATTGGATTGAGCTAGAATTATTCGAAGGTGTTAAGACATATTCTTCGTCCTCTAACCTAAATGATTATAAAGAGTTTAGGTACAAAGTTGCAGACGCAAACAAAGATTCTGATGTTATTACTTACACAAGCACAGCAGGTACATTCGTTGGATATAGAAAATTCGCAATCAGAATTGATATGATCGCCGACAGTATTCATAACGTACCCTTTGTGAAAGATTACAGAGGAATCGCGTTAACATGATAAACCAGCGTAGTTTAATCCGAGACGAGAATACACAAGCAGTTTTAAATACTGATGTGGTTGCTCTTAATAAATACAAGTTAGAGAGAGCTTTACATCGTAAAGTCAAAAGCCTGACCGATGATCTCGCTGAAGTTAAACTATGCCTAGTGTCAATAACCGAACGTTTAGATAAGATAGAGAATAATTAAATGTCAAAACCATTAATAGCAAACATTGTTACAACGCAGACATTTCAAAATTGGTTTGATAAAACTAATGAAATTACCGACCTTGTAAGAGACTCTGTACTTACAGCATCCGTAACTGGTGATACAACTACCGGTGATGCTGCTTTACTGGGTGAATTCACTGCAAATACTATTATAGCATTTAATATTCTTCATACGGATGAATTTGAAGCTAGAACGCCGGCAGCTACTATTGGCATCACCTCGCCAATTAATGTTACTCCCGCGTTATCTCCTATTGCTGCAACGTTTACGTACGGAGCAACGGGTGCTCGTACCCGATATACTGACGGAACAACAGCTTGGGATCTTGGTTACGATAATAGTACAAATGCTAATTTTCAAATTAATCAAGGTAGTGGCGGGCAGTTTTCATTGTCACCTGCCGGTGTATTATCAGTACCAAGTGTTATTATTGATACTGATATTACTGTTGATACTATTGTTACAAATCAACTTACAGCAAATAACTTAATGGTTACTACTGCGTCTGGTTCTTTCTCTGGAACATTTGATGGAAACTTTACTGGTGATGTATATCATCCAGAAGGTAATAAAGTTTTTGAAAATGGTGGTCCTGCAGCAAACATTCCAGCAACCTTCACAGGTAACGTTCTTGGTACTGTTAGTTCATTAACAAACCATAAAACGACAAATCTTGTAGAAGGCACTAACAAATATTTCACAGATGCAAGAGCTCAAGCGGCTATAACTGGCGGCACGGGTGTTTCTGTTACTGCTGGTGTTGTTGCTATCGGACAGTCAGTAGGTACAGCGGCTAACGTTACATTTGGTTCTGGTGGGACTGCGGTAGCGGTTTCTGCGAAAGGTCAAATTGTTGCAACGGGTGATATTTCAGCATTCGGTTCAGTCTCAGATCGTACTCAAAAAGAAAATATTAAACCAATTACTAATGCTCTAAATAAAGTTGAGCAACTTGGTGGTTATACGTTTAACTATAAAAATAAGCCCGATACTCCAATGACTGGTGTAATGGCACAAGAGCTTTTAGAAGTTTTACCTGAAGCAGTTTATAAAACTATCGATGGAAATACCGGAGAAGAAATCTACGCCGTAAGACATGGAAACATAATCGGATTAATAATTGAAGCGATCAAGGAATTGAACGAAAAAGTAGGTAAATAATATGGCTATTAAATCTTCGGGTACAATATCAATAACAGATATTGTTGATGAATTTGGCGGCGCTGCACCACACAGACTTGAGGAGTATTACCGCAACTCAAAATTCGTATCTAATAACACTTACAACCAAAATATTCCTACAAGTGGCGCTATCTCTCTTGGAGATTTTTACGCCGCAAGAGCTTCCGTGCAATTTAGTGTACTAATGTTTGGTGGTGGCGGCGGTGGCGGCAACGGATTTGCAAATAATTCAGGAACTGGAAGAGCACCGTCTGGAAGAAGTACTGGTATTATAACAAAAGCAACTTATGATCAACTTGTATCAGCTGGTACTATATCCAATGTTTTAGTGAACTCTGGACAATATATCGATACTGTAATTTGTACTGGCGGGGCCGGCGGGAAGATAGCACATGATAACGGTACTGTTCTTGGTACGGCTGGAGCTAGCTCAGATTTTGGTGCAGGTGGTGATGGCGGCACAGCTAACGCAGCAGGAGCAAGCGCACCTTGGGGAAATTGGGGTGCTGCAGGTGGCGGTGGCGGTGGTGATGAAGGCTCGGGTTCATATCTTGGTTATAATAACGATACTCCAGGCGAAGCTGGTACTGGAGGAAACACAGGTGCATCCTTAACACACGTTTACGAGTTGGTTTCTGGTGTAAAATATTATATAGTTCTCGGAGGCGGTGGTCAAAACGGCACTGGCGGTAACTATGGCGGTGGTGACGGAAATCCAGGAGCTATGCTCTATAATATTAATACATTAACAAAGCCACAAGTCAACACCGCAGGAAACGCGATTTCAGATGGTGTATTTCAGCCTAATGCAAATACTGGTACTGAAGCGCTTAGGATTAAAAACCACGTATTCGAAATTAGTTTAACAAATAGTGGTGCTATAACCACTACAAAAGTAGTTTGAGGAACGTGATATGAATATGCAAAAGTTTAAAGGGTTTTATCCATCTTTAGATAGAGCTTTAGATATTGTTCCAAATGATATGATCCATTCTCTTGTTTTCACTCGAAGACAAGACGAGTTTAGTGTTGGACTTATTATGCACCAAAGAGGTGAAGAATACCAAGCCAAGTTTGAAGAACTGATTGGATACGTGCTTGGTCCTGAATGGTACTCGGCTGCTTATAAAATTGATGTTGCATTCGTGTGTGCAGACTTATCAAGTATCGGCACTGACTCATTAAGAATTTACAAAAACCAACCACAAAATATCCCGTCAGGTTCTAAAATCGGTGATGATGTAGAAGATTGGCATGAGAACTTAGGTTACTATATCAACACTACAACAAACGAAATTTTAGGAACTAAACACTACATCAGAAGTCATCGCGATACTTGCTACAAAATCGACTACTACGACCACTCTGGGAATAAAGTAGCAGAAGATCAAAGAGAAGTTATGGGCGTATACGAAGACTGGAATGGCCCGCGTGAAATCTATAATATCGCAATCGATGCAGGTGTTTCAACAGGGTTTGCTAAAAAAGTAAGCAAGGATCAAGGTTATTTTATTGTTCACCAAGCATAATAAGATTAGCGCACCGAGTAGTATAAATAAAAACAGCAGCGGACAACTCTAGTGGATCTACTTTCTACGACGATTGATTTGTCATAAATATATTTAAATAAATTTCGTAGAGTGGCTCATAACTAGCCCAGACCTCCACGTGATTTT